GGTGCTCCAGGACAAAAAGGTGACCAGGGAACACAAGGCACAGGCCCACAAGGCGCAACTGGTCCACAGGGTGCTACTGGTACATTTAGTGCTACTTATACTGGTATGGTCGAAGCAATAGGATTTGAAGATGCCGCATCTGGTATAACAGCAACTACTTATACATTAGATTTATATGCACAATATAACTATACAATAAACGGCATATGGTTACAAACTGGTACTGGTAGTTGTAATGCTACTATGTATATTGGTAGTGTAACAGTCAGTGGTATAAGTGGGGTTACAGCAAACTCTGGTCTATTGAGCTATACTGCTACCTCTGCCAATACAGTAAATATTGGTAGTAAAGTTACATTAACAACATCAGGAGTATCAGGATTAGGAAACCTTCAAGCATCTATAAAAATTACAAGATTATAAAATAAAAAAACTTAATCTAATGAGAAGAACTATATTTACAAGGTCACAGCCTATAACACCACCAGGTCAAATGTGGGATTCAACTAAAATGAATTCACATTTAAGTTTATCAGCAGATAATTTAACTGTTTATGGTGATTTGTCTACCAGCTATTATAATGTTGCTGGATTAAAAGGGTATTCAACCAATGCAATATATTATTTTGAAGTTGCTAAAAACTTTGCGGGTTATGGTCAGATTGGTATATGTACATCAGCTTCCGTAGCTGCCATTTTAGCAGGTACATTTTTTCTAGGACAAGATACTACGTCTGTTTCTTATTTTGACTATCAATCTGCTGGTTATCAAAATGGTGGATTTGTTGCAAATGGTGGTAGTGCAACAACCGCTGGAACTATGATGTGTGCTTTTAATCCTGTTACTGGTAGAGTTTGGTTTGGATTTAATGGAACTTGGTTCACAGGCAATCCATCAACTAATACATCACCATACTTAACAAGCTGTCCTACTGGAACAGTTTATCCAGCAATGGGACAGTTTGATGCAACAGCTACATATCCACAAACATGCATAGCTCATTTTGCTGCATCGAGTTGGACACCTGGATATCCATATACAGGTTGTATAGCAATGACTTAAAATAATAAAAATAAAATAAATAAAATGGATTTAACAACATTAACACAATTAAGAGACGATTCTCTAAATACAAGAGACACATTAGTATTCTTCAATAATGGAGAAGATGTTATAAAAGTAAAATTATTAGATACGCATATTTATATAGGAGATGATAATCTTAAATATCTTAAAATTGTATCTACTGATACAGTATATCAGGTAAATGATAATTTAATCTGTATAACCGCATACCCTGGTTAAGAAATACGCATCAGACCTGGACAGCAAAATCAATGAAATCAAGGGGGATCTGATCAAGGAAGGACGAGGAGTAGATGAAAAATCAGGAGATGTAGTGGCAAGAGCAGACATTGACATTTCTCCAAGGATGATGGTATCTAAATAAATTTTAAAAACTAAATAAGTTTTTTAATTAATATGTGCTACTTCTTATATAAACGAACAATATATAGAAATACATTTTGGTGATGTATTTTCTTATGACGAAGAAACAAATACTATGACTTTATTGGATAAAACAGAATATATTATACCAAAAAGTGAGATAACAATTATATTTAAATAATTTTTAAGCAAACACAAGATTATTTAATATATAAAATAAACAATTAAATATGCCTTATTATAAAGTGTTATAGGGGATATAATATTGATAACAAAAAATTAATCTACAACTGTTTCTTATTGATAACATCAATAATGGTTACTTTAATTTTGAATTTAGATTCAATTTCTTCCGCCCATGAAACAAAGTTAACCAAATGTTCGTGTCTGTCATCGTACATTACGAATTCTTTTGCTGATGGGTTTTTCCTTATTATTTGTTCGAATAATCTTGTCTTAAATCGGAATGTTTCACCACCCCAATTACAAAATACATCATCGAAAACTAATCCATGGAAATCTAACACACCTTGTACTTCTTTTTGTAATCGTTCAAGACGACCGGTTGCCATGAACACATAGTTATTTTCATCACTAATTGCTTCCAAATAGTGTTTGTATGTCCAACCATTTATAGCTGGATAAAAAACATCTAAATCCAAAGATTCGGGTTTACTCCACCATCCTGTCGGATGAGGAAAATTTTCGCCCTTTTCCCTGTGCCATATTTTACGACCTTCTTCTGGTTCTTGTGTGTGAACTAGTGTCTGATCAAAGTCAAAACATATAAGTTTATGTGGTCCCATATTATTATTTTTAATGTAAGCAGTTATTTTAATATATAATGCAAAGATACGATTTTTATTTCGTATTTACAAAAAAATAAAAAACTTATGTATTACGCAGATGATATATTTTCTAAATTTGGAAAGAAATTTAATTTACAAACAATTAAAAATGTGGTTATAATAGCTATATTAGTGATTTGTGTATTTTTTGTACTTAAAGGATGTGGACCTAAAGAAAATTTCAATAAGGAAAGAAAAGAATTAAATGATAATATTAAGTCATTACAGGTAAAGTATGATAGTTTGGAGAGAGTTTCAACAAAACTCCAAACAGATTATATAGTTTACCAAAATAATTATATAAAAGACTCAATTACTATAGATAGTTTAGGTTCTGAGATAGATTTGCAATCCGAAAAGGCTATCAAATCGGAAAATAAAGCAAATACTTATTATAAAAAGTATATGGCTAATAATAAAAAGATAAATTATTTAGAAAGTAACCCAACATTGAAAACTGGTGATAGTTTATTAAACTCACTTGGTAAAAAAATAAATTAAGAATATGAAAAAAATCCTCGTAACAATTTTATTGGCACTATGCTCATTAACTTCATTTACTCAAACAATGTATAAAAGTTATTCCGTTGTTGCAATAGATTCTACTGTAACAACACCTAGATATTTAGTAGGTAATAATGACAATGTTAAATCTGATACTTTAGGTATAGTAATAACTATAAAACAAGCACAAAAAATAGATAACGATTTAGATCTTTTAGTTTTATATAAAAATATGCACGTTGATTGTGATTCTACTGTTAGTTTTTTAGTACAGGTAGTTGATGATTATAAAAAATTAAATGTATTAGCTGTTGCTAAATTTAAGGCTTATGAAATAGCATCGCTTGATCAGAAGAATCAAATAGATAATCTTAAACAACAAATAGATATTAAAAAAGGCGAAATTGTTGTACAGAAAAGTATAATAAGCGATAAAGATGGTATAATTGCTATTGATAAATTACAAATTAGACATTTAAAAAGAGAAGTAGTTGGAATTACTGTGGGAGGTGTTGTAATAACTGGTACTTTATTATATCTTTTATTTAAAAAATAACATTTTATATTTAATATATAATTTACAAAAAGAAATTTTGATTAAATGAAAAAACACATAAAGAAGTTCGAAGGTTTTAGAACTGTAAAACCAGAAGTTGATCCAATTAATGAAACTGTATATCAGGTGGAAGATTTATTCCGTGTAAATATTATAGTTGATGTACCAATGAAGGTATTATCTGCATATTCTAAAAAAGTTGAACAAAATACACAGAAGAAATTAGTAGATCTTATGGGTAATGCAATGTTAGCTGAGGAACTTGTTAAATGGGTTATAAAAGAAGGCTTAGATGCTGATAAAATACCAGCAACTGCTATCATTGGTGGTGCGCAAGGTCAAGCACAATCACAAGGTGGGCAGGCTCAGGTTCAAGTTCAGCCAGTAGCACAGTCACCACAAGGACAGGGACAAGTTCAAGCACAACCAGTTCAAGGACAGGGTGCTCCACAGAGTCAAAGCCAAGGTGGTTTCGAAGATGTGAAACAAGAAGATTTACCAATCTAAATTATATAAGAAATAAAAAAATCCATACAAATATTTGTATGGATTTTTTGTTTGCAAATAAGTGGGAATATGAAAAACTTGGTGATTAATCTTTAATATATAAATGAAAACAAATAATATGAAAACTTGCAATAAGTGTAAACTAAATAAAGATTATAAAGAATTCAATTTGAGGAAAGACTCAAAAGATGGATATAGAAATGAATGTAAAGATTGTAAGAAAAATAGTATTAATAAGGATAATGAGGTTATGAGAAATAAAAATTACTACATTAAAAATAAAGGTATTATTTTAAAGAAATCTAATGAAAGAGGAATTTCCAATAGAAATATGGATGGTAAAAGAATAAAATTATCTATAATTAAAGAAACACTGGCTGTTTATGAAAAAATATGTACTAAATGTTTAGTTATTAAACCTAATATAGATTTTAATAAAGATAAATCTAAAAAAGATGGTTTAAATAGTCACTGTATAACATGTAAAAATATATATTTTGTTAATAGGAGAAAAATAGATGTTTTATTTAAAATTACATCTTATTTAAGATCCTCTTTATCGGATTCTATATCTAAAAATAAATTAGTTAGAAAACACAAAACTATGTATATTCTTGGATGTACTTTTATTTTTTTCAAGGAATACTTAGAATTAAAATTTATAGAAAATATGTCTTGGAATAATTATGGTGAATGGCACATGGATCATATAATACCAATTTCTCATGGTCATACTGAAGATGAAATTTATAAATTAAGTCATTATACTAATTTCCAACCATTATGGAAATTAGATAATTTAAGTAAAGGCAACAGATATGTTGGTTGAAATTATTTAATAGGACAATTTGTGGCACTATACACATATTTATTATTTGTTGTGACAATAACACCTAATGCTTTTGCTGCTACTTCAATGTCCAAAATACATTCATCTTTTGCCCCACCAACTATGATAACTTCTTTGCCATTTAAGTCTCTGAATAAATCATATAGTTTTTTCCCTACATGATACCATTTGTGATTATTACCTATGAAAACTATAATAGTTTCTTCTGTTGTTACGAAAAAATCTCCTCTTTTTAGATTAGCTGCTTTTGATTTTATCTCATTATAAGTTTCTGTGCTTAAAATCTTTTCGTAAAAATCCACATCTACGTCATAGTTGTATCTTTTTTCGATTAGATCTACTTGATTATTGAATCTGTACAAATCATCTTTGTTTTCTATGTTTGGATCTTCTTCGTATAAGAAGTCTTTGTCAGGATTTTTACCATCTGAGTGGTTGTCCCATATTTGAAAAACTTTATCAAATTCTTTACAATAGTTATTTAATGCTGCCAAATATTTATCATTAAAGAATTTCTTAAATGATTTTTGCACATCACATATAATTAGAATTTTCCCTTGTGAATAATCCTCAAATAGTTTTAAATATTTCATTAATTATATATTAAGTGATAGATTTACCAAATTGTGCATATACCTCATAATCTGCGATTTTGAAATAAATAAACATCATGTCTTGATAATTATTTGGATCTTGCATAAAAACTATTTGTAAACCGTAATTCATGTTTATTAATTCTGGAATATAAGTATTTATCTGTGAAATTATAGTAGTCTTAACATAATCTTCCGACACTTTTGTTTGCCATAATAATAACTCAATGTCAGCACCAAAATCCGGATCTCCTAGTAAATCACCTTTGTTAGTGAACAATATTAATTTGTATTTTTGAATTATTACATTAATTACATCATCTTCAACTATTTGACCATCTAGAAATCCGGGTTCTGTTGTACTCTTTATATAAAAATCTACAAAATCAATCATAGATTATATATTAAATTATTCTTTCCATCCAAATCCAAAAACATTACGAATTTTAGATAACACTGTTACACCTAATACTGTTGGGTCTGTATTTGTTTCTAATAATTTGGTATGATCTGTTATAATATAACAGACTTCAAATAATTTTTCAGATAAATCGGGGAAATTAGAGGAAACATATTCTATAAAAGGTCTACCTAAAAAAGAAATCATTTCATCGACCTTATCTGAACCAAAGTTATCCATTATATAGTGATAAATATCATTAAAGGTTTTATTATCACCCATTGCAATTTTAAATAGTTCTTCTCTAGCTTTTAAATCAACATTTGATGAATCATTTATTTGCCCATTTCTTCTAAAATGATCTATTGCTATTAATGTTTGCCTGAAATCTGGGAAATTTTTATTAATTATTTTTGCTAAATCTTCCTTTGTAATATCAAAACCTTCACTCGTTGCTATAACCTCTTGTACTCTTTTATAAAATAAAGTCTTTAAGGTTTTTTCTTCATTAGCATCTATACAATCAAAATTGATTACAGAAAATCTAGAAATTATTCCTTTGGAAACTTTATTAATATGATTTGTATTTAATATAAACCTTACATTCTTTGCTGAGTATTCCTCAATATATGCTTTTAATGCATCCTGATATTGTGCTGATGTTCTTTCGAACTCATCTAGAAATACATATTTCATAGCATCGGATTTAATATCGACTGTCATATCTAACCCCATATATACTGTGGAGCAAAATGAATCAATTTTAGATCTTAAAACGTCAATAGAAGTATAAAAAGAACTATTTAGTTCTAAATAAGGTTTATCTTTGGTATATCTACCTATTAATATTCTTGCTAGCGAAGTTTTACCTGTACCAAAATGTCCGTATAATATAACATTTTCTTGTAATCCATTCTCAAATATCTTTCTTATTCTTGGTAAGAGTACCATATCCTCTATTTTCCTTGGTCTAAACTTTTCTGATAATAACAATTCTTTCATTATTTTTTTATAATAAATAATTCAAAAGTTCAAAATAAGAACGAAGATTATTTAATATGATATATAGTGAATGATAGGTGATAAACAAAACTTTAGCGATGACTTTTTTAGAAGTCTAACCGTAGGAATACTTGATACATTGGAAGGTGAAATATATTGGACTTATAGATTTTCTTCTGGGGATAAAGAAGTAGTAGTTCCTTTTTATTATTCGATGACAGGTGAAGAGAAATTTTTATTAGACACCTTTGTGGATGATATAGTTTCCGATAACAGAAAAACAGAATTAAACACTGATGTTATTCCAAGAGGTGTATTAACATATTTAGGACATGATATTTTGACGGACGAAATTGCTAATCCGAATGTTTGGATTAGAATGAGTATTGAAGATAAGGATGAAATAAAGAAAATAATGGTTAAATTGAAACCAATGCCCGTTTCAGTTAAATATGAATTATTTATAACTTTAAATTCGGAGAATGATATGTTCAAATGTTCAGCAGCACTTATGGATACAATTGGAATATACAGATATTTTGCTTTTCAATTTAACCAAATGAATATAACTGCTGTAATGCAATTACCAGATTCTAACCAATTTGAAATTGTAAGACAAAAAGATATGGCTTCAAAAAATGAAATAATGATCAAAGTAAATTTTGAGGTAAAAACATATTATCCTGCTTATAGGAGACCTAGATCGTTAAGTTTGAGAGCTAATGATCCCAATGATAATTGGTCTGACTCTTACACATATGATGGTTTCAAGAAGGATGACCCTAATATTATTATAAACCCGAAACGAACAAAATGGTACTCAAATATCTTCAAATCTACAGGAAACCCTGATAGTAAAGGAAGTATAGACAGTACAAACGGTGATGGTGTGTAAATAGAAATCCTGCCAAAAGGCGGTTTTTATTTATAATATATAATTAAACAATAAAAAAATTAATTTATAATTATGAAGAATCTCAAACTAGAGCTTTTTAACTTTAAGAAGAATTTGTCTTACGAGCAGTCAGACATCGCTAATATAGTGGAAAGCCATTTAAATGCTTGTAATGTGGCATCTGAGAAGCAAATTATATTGTCTCTAACCGAGAAGCTTAAAACATATACATATGATACTGATGTTAAAAACTTGCTAGAATCTCTATCAACGGATATGAGTCAGTACCAACTTTTATATGAATTAAAGAACCTATATAATGTGCTTAACAGCAAAAATCAAGGTGAAATGTACAGACAGCCTATTAATGTTGTGCTACAAACAATAAACCTTGATTCAGATCAAGATAGAATGTCAAGAATTCTTAATGAATTGGCTGTATATGATTGGGTTCCTGAAATAAGATTATTCGTACATAATTTAACTAAATCTCCTGAACAAAGAAATAACTTATTATCTGGTGGTAAATCAGAATCAGTTTATACTATTGTTGATAGAGTTGAGGAAGGATTTATTTGTTTATTGGAAAATTCGTGGTTTTTACTTTCTGATAATAACATCGAAAAAACTTTGCTAGAAACACATATTACGGATTCAGAAAAATTGAAAACTTTACAGAACTTGCATACAGCAATGACTTATGCAACAGTTGGTGAAGATAGAATTAATTTCAGAATCTCTGAAAACTTAACTATCGGTATTTCAGTTGCTAAGAAAGGTGTTATCTTTATAAATGATGATGAAATGAAAGAGACAACTCTTGAAAGTTTATTTTCGTCTCCAATAATTCCTATTGTTAATAAAAATTTCTATCCATTATTGGTAGAAACTGCAAATAACACAAACAAATTCGTAGAATTGGATGTTGTTAAAAGAGTTTCTAATTTAATCAATCCTTATTTGGAAGTATTTGCTTTCAATTATAAGAATGCTATCTATCTTTATAGATGTGATGAGCGTTATGGTAATTCATTCTTCAAGTATGAGTCAGCTTTGGAATTAGTAAATGAGGTTAAGACAGAATTGAATTACGATTTAACTTTCTTTTATGAAAACAAATTGGATAAAGAATTGATTGTTAAGAGAAAACTAGAAGATAAAGAAAGAGAAATCACTTTGAAAATTGAAGATTTAACTTTTAATATTTCTAAACTAGAAACATCAGTTAAATATATTGGTGAATCAGAAGTTTTATCAACTGCAATTTCTAATTTATCTATTAGAAGAACATCTTTAAGTGCTGAATTACAGGCAGTAAAAGAATTACAATATAAGGAAAGAGTTAAATCTTAATTGTTAATATTAAAAATAAAAAAGCCTTCATATGAAGGCTTTTTTTATTTGCTGTCGTAATACTTTTTGAACACCGGAATACTTAGTAAGAAATTCATATCTAATTCTATCATTCCGATAGTATCTGAAATCATATCTTTTGTGGTGAAATAATTTTCATCCTCATCTCCAAACATTTTATCTAATTGCTCGAAGTAGAATTGCTCACATTCTTCGTCACCTTGGAATTCCCATTCCAAAATAGTTATATCATTTAGGTTAGTCATAGGTACTACAAGAATGTCAGAAAAGACTGCTCCGTCCAATATGTCTTTTACTAAATAATTCTTATTATCCCTTGCGGCTTCTATCATGGCTGTAGGCGGATGCCTACTATTTGATAGTGTTATGTTATTAATTGTTACTTTGGCTACAAAATATTCAGAATAAAATTCGGCATTTTCTTTACTTGAGGTGAAAAAGAATCCACCGTATTTTCTACCACCTGTGCTAACTGTTCCCATCCCGTCACAATTTTTACTGAATTCTTTATAAGGTAATTTGGATACGGTTCCATGGTAATAAATATTATTTAGATTATGATATTCCTTTATGTATTTCATAATTTATATATAATAAACTTAATGCCAATTATATAATATATGTTAAAGGTAATATAAAATTAATCTAAATATGAACTATTTACATAACAAAGATCTCTATATAGAAATCGTAGTAAGCAAAGCACAAGGCAAATTAACTAGAGATGCTAAATTAATGCTTGAAATTCTTGCTAAAAGAACAATTAAAAAAATGAGATATTGGTCAAATGATGATCGTATGGATTGTTATCAGTCAGGTTTACTTGATATGTTTGATAATTGGTATAATTTCAATGAAGAAAAATCAGATGGTAATGCATTCGCATATTTTACCGAAATCTTCAAAAGAGGATTAGCTAAAGGATTTAATCAACTCTATAAAAAGAAAGGTGATGCAGATCATAAAATTAAATTAATATCATTAGAAGGCTCTAATGATGGACAGGGATTGCATTCAATATAATAAGATTTGTTTTTCTGATAAAATTTAACTATATTTGCATATGACATATTTTAATAATAAAGATTTGTGTGCCGAATTAATAATAAGCAAAGCGCAGGGTAAGTTAACCGAACAAGCAATATTGATAATAAAGATTTTATGTAAAAGAATTGTACATAGTTTGAAAATTCCTTCTAATAATGATATATCTGATTCTTATCAGTATTGTTTATATGATGTATTCAAATATTGGCAAAAATTTGATGTAGAAACTAATAATGATGCGTTCAGTTATTTTTCTTATTTGATAAAAAGGTCTCTTACTTGGGGATATCCAGTAAAAAAGATATTAATCTTAATAAAGCCAATAAGGAATTAATTGCGGTAAATAGGGAAAGAAAATTAAATTCAATATTGGATAATATTCAATATGTGCCGTTTTTAATAGAGGAAACTTACGAATTTAATAAACACCAAATTAAATTAATATCATTGGAAGATTCTATGGGATTACATTCAATATAAAAATATATGAATTTTATTTTGTTTTTTCAAATAATTTTAGTATATTTGTTTATGCAAGAATTATATCCATTACCTGGTGAAACCTATCGTCACTATAAAGGCGGCACTTATGAAATTATAAGTATGTGCGAACACACTGAAACTAAAGAAAAATTGGTTATTTGTAAATCATTAAATTTCGGTTCAATACATGCAAGACCTTATGATTTATTTATTTCGTTGGTTACAAGAGAACCATTTCAAACTGGTGCTTCATTGAGAAAATTTACTAAAATATGAAAAGAGTTTTTTTACAATACTGGGAAGAATCTGAAAGAGGATGGGGAGTTAGACCTGACGGTTGTTCATTACACTTAACGATGGGTGAACACAAAAAATATATAGAAAAGATATATGAATCTAGGGATTCAAGAAATATTCCAGATGAATATGATCGAACTGTTGGTGAAGTAATAGATGTTTTTGTAAAAGATGATTTATACGATGCTATCAAAGGTTCTTTGAGATTGTGGAAACATGAGCTTAATAACCTTCTAAAATTAGAAGAGATAACAATTATATGAAATACTTAGGATTATTATTTGGGTGGATGAAGTTTTACCACATAACAAAGAACACTTCACTTTATAAAAAAATAAACGTGAATATAGTTAAATATTCATGGTTCTTTTATTTACTAAAACTTATTTATCCTATTTGGTTAATTATAGGTTTATTTACTGGTGGTATAATATATCCTATACTATTCGCTCTAACCTTAGTTAGATATTTTATTTATCCATTAATTACCGGTAAATTATATAAATATTATGAATTAGCCGAAGCTTCTGTAAGTATTTTATTATACATAATATTATTATTTGTATAATGTCTGGGTGGAATATTAGGATGGATCCAGCAAAAGCTTGGAGGCACAATGGTACAGGAATGATATATCAATTTGATCCAAATGGAGTACATATTAAAATAATTTGCAAAACTATATCCGAAAAGGAAATGTTATATCAATATTATTATAACTGTACTACCTTAAATAAAGTCTACATTGCAAATGAATGGAATGATCAATATATTATTATAGATGATGCCGGCAAATCTGGTAAATATCCTAAGTCAATGTTTGTAACACTGGCTGAATGTAGGGAAGATAGAATAAATAAAATTTTGGATGAGTATTAAGGTAATTTGCACATCAACCATGTTTGTTGATGATGATTTATTATTTGTTACTGGAGTATTAGATAACTATTACAGTAATGTTATAACAATTGATAAAACATATGATGCAATAGATATGGAGTTTCAAGATCATGTTTTTAATTCCAAACATTATAATTTAGTTGATGATAGAGGATTTAGGCAAAATTTTCCTAAATATTGTTTTACTCCGTTGGCTAAATTTCGGGAAGAACGAATAAATAAAATATTAAATTAAAAAACCTGTCATTTGACAGGTTTTTTAATTTAATTGTTTTTAGCCCAATTATTCCAATCAAATGGATCAATTCCTTTCTTAAGTAAGAATTGTTTTGAATATACTATATAATTCCCCGGTATTTTTTCATCAGGAAACATATCCTTTAGATCACTTTTACAATATTCTGCTCTGCTTTTGGCATCACAATCGCTTGAATACTCCCAACCATTTACTATTTTATTATCAGCCTTTCTTACAGCGAAAAAATTATAAGTTGGATCAACTGGGAAACTTGCAGTTTTTTCTTCTGGTTTAACCTCTTGTTCACCTTCTTGGAAAAAATATTCATTTATTTTCTTTATAAATTTCATTGTAAGTATTTGTTTTTTTATATATTAATTTGTAATTTTAGGTTTTCTTTCCATATTACCATTCACAATATTATCAAACCCGAATCTTAAATACCAATCTCTTAATTGATGTGTTGTTAAACCTTTATTTTGTCCAAAAGCTTTGGGTGTTGTTGACATATAAACATTATGCTTATCTGCAATTTCGCATATTTTTCCTAAAACTATAGAAGCTTCTCCCTTACCTCTTGCTCTTTCCGTAGTAAGAATATCATTTAGACATAGATGTCCACCAAAACAAGAAATGTCTATTACTACATTACCTATCATGTAACTTCCCCTCATTAAAGGATGCAAAACACCTAAGCTATGAATCTCATCAATAGCTGCTTTTATATCATTATTAGAGCTTTTATGCCATTCTTCTCCAGTATCATCTATCCAATCAGGATCCTCATAATTATCATCATCATAATCGTCCTCATCAAAGTTTTCGTTAAATTTCTTTATGTATTTCATATTAGTTTCCCCCAAATGTTTTTTCTGTTATTATAATGAAATTATATCCTTTCATTTTACACCATTCAATGCAAAATTTCCACTTATCTAAATTTTTTGAATATTCTTTTAAGGCATATTCAAAGTTTTTTAATTGTTTAGCATTAGGTGAGGGATTTAATTTAGGTGCCTTAGTTTCCGCAAAAGGTTTTACTTCTGCTACCACTCTCGATATAGAACCATCTTCTCTTTTTAATTCGTAATAAAAATCCGGATAATAATTATGCTTTGTTAATTTCATTTCTAACAAATTATTATTCCACGCATTTTTTATATAAGGTACTTCTATAAGTTCTGTATTCCAATGTATGATACTATCGTTATTATCTAAGTATACCATTAGTTTCTGTTCTAAACCACTACGAAAATATAAACCACCTTGGTTATTAAGCTTAATTATCTTTTCTTTATTTTTAGGAATATATAATCCCTGTTTGTATTTAGTTGGTTTATTTGGTTGTGAATTTAACATTCCCATTTATTTAGTTTATTTATGGTATATATTATAATATATAAATCATGTGTGAACTAATTGAAAGAATTAACGAAAATAACAAATTAAATGGTGGTAGTATATCGGACAATTATAAGTCAAATACTATGTTTTTCTTCGAAAAGTACAAAACTAATACAAAAGAGGTATTAAATATACCTTTAACTAAAATTCAATTCGGTGGATTTTATTTTTTTCAGTATCAAGATGATTCTAATTGGATGAAATATTCTCCTGTATTTGTCGCTGATTTCAAAAAATTTGATAATCAAATAATTATAACTGCTATTAATTTTAATTTCCTTCCTTTGGAAATAAGAGCATCTTTATTTGATAAATTTATGATAAAAGATGATTTTGAAAAGAATAGATTATTAAAAGTAGATCATGAAGGAGCGTATAAAGCATTATTGGAATATGGTTATGAATATGCTTTGGTAGAATATAATTTAGCACAAGTTAAGCTAGTACATAAAATAGATGTTGCTTTAGTTCCAAAATTCATATATTCAGGACATCCAATAAATAAATATGATCCTAAAAAATTATACGGTATTTGGAAAAAGAAATTAGAAACAAGAGATGCAAGACACCAAGAAATGATGAACGCCGTTATAGCAGATTTTTATGACATTTCCAACGAGATATCGGAGAATTATAGTGTTTTGAAGGGGCATGTGGATAGAATTCAGAAGAGTTATGAGAAGTACGGTAAATAAGAATCTATAACCTATATTTAGCCTCAAAAAAATTAAAACAGCTTTTATGAAATTTTTGAGGCTTATGATTTGGTTCAAACATATATTCAAATTCTTTAATCAATATTTTTTGATATTGTTTTGATAATTTTTGATAAAAAATTGGAGACAAAAAAACATTTTCACAATCTAATATCATAGTAGTCATAGCAATTTCTTTTTGTAAGGGGTATAATAATTTCAGTTCCTCCAAAAATTTAACAGCTTTTAAATTTTCTTTAAAAGCACAAATAATAACCACCGAGTAATCTAAATCAGGTATAATAGTTAACATCATTGTGGTAATAGGTGTTGATAAATCCATAAAATTGTTTACACGTCTTCCTTTAAATGAAGTTTCGGGTTGCAATACAGAAGAAACTGCTAATGGAAATAATCCTTTTACTTTAAAAACAAAATATTCTAACTCATCGTATATAGAATTTTCTATATACGATTCCATTTTTTTCTTCAAGTTTTCGAATTCAGAAATAGCTATGTTAGCTAATTTTTGAATTTCTTCTATGTCTTTTATGTCCTTTAAAACTGATTTTGTAATGTCTTGATTAGCTTGTTGCAATTTTCTATGATAAGAATGAGCTAAAGATCTATATGAATGTAGAAATAGATGTTTGTAATTATTCGTATCTATTGGGTGGTTTTCTATTGGATCAAATAATATATTATCATGGTAATCACAGAATCCATAAAATGTAGAAGCTGAATTTTTACCAATAGGTACCCATTCTTTTTCGTCATTTTCGAGTAATTTATATTCTGTAGGAGTAAAAACCGACATTTGTCCTTTAACATTAGATTCAATTAAAGATAATCTTCCGTTTTTTTGGACGGAATGCGCATTTTTAATATCACCGCAGCATTCATTTTTATTATGATAAAAACACTCTTTAATTATTTGATTACGTCTGATATTTTTAACTTCTTTTTTAAATGTTTGATTAAAATTTAATTCCGATTCCATTACTGTTATACAAATTAAAATAAAAAAGTTTGGAATATAGTAAAATAGGAAATTGAATTTTTATATATACTTATATGAAAGCGAAAGAAGTAATGTTGAAATATAATATTTCCCGAAGGACCCTATGTAATTGGGTCAAAAAAGGAGTCATTAATTTTGAAAAAACTCCTACTGGTAGATATATTTATATAATAAAGGAAAAGGAAAGCAATTAATATGGGATATTTATATAAACATATACGTTCAGATAAGAATGAAGTTTTTTATATAGGAATCGGTGGGTTTTCAAAGAGCGAAAAGGAGTTCTCTTATAAAAGAGCATATTGCAAATATAAAAGAAATAAAATTTGGAAAAGAATAACATCAAAGACTAGTTATATAGTAGAGATTGTTAGCGATAATATTTCTTTTGAAGAAGCTTGTGTAAAAGAAAAGGAATATATTAAATTATATGGTAGAATTGATACAAAAACTGGGATTTTATCAAATTTAACTGATGGTGGTGAAGGCACAATTGGACTAATATTATCAAGAGAATCAATAGAAAGGGGTAGTAAAAAAAGAATTGGACTTAAAGTATCAGAAGAGGTAAAGGAGATACTAAAATTAGCTAATAAGATTAATAGTAAACCAGTTATTCAATATGATATTGAAAATAATTTTATTAATGAATTTCAATCGTTGAATGAAGTTTATAGAAAAACAGGTATTCCTGTTTCAAACATTAGCAACGCTTGTAATGGTAAACTAAAACAAGTAAATGGATATATTTGGAGGTTCAAAGGAGATGAAATTAAAGTAAATATAAATAAAAAAGTATGTAGTCAACAAAGGCGTGTTATGCAAATGGATATATATGAGAACGATATAATTATATATAATTCTATATTAGATGCCGCCGAAAAAACTGGCATCCCAAGAAAATCAATATCAAATTGTTGTTTCTTTAATATAAACAAAGAAAAGGATTATAGCTCATCATATAAATATAAATGGAAATTTATTGATAAAGTCTATTATATCTAATTAAAAAATAAATAATGAAATATGCCCTCATATAACCCAACTGCGCAAAATAATCAAAACCTAGGTTCTTCTAATGAGAATAAAGGTTTATATAACCGTTTACTTAGAGGTCTTTCCAATTTTGGAATGAGATATGATGATATGATCATTAGAAATACCGTTGGTATTGGAATGAATGAGGATCCATTAAGCCAGAAGAATAATAGTATGTACGACTTCTTCTCGCAACGAGCCGTAGCTAATGTCTTGAACAAAAAATCTATTCCTTATTTGGATAAATCGTATGCAGATAAAAGAAGAATATTAAGAGAATACTCCATTAAAGATGAAATAAGAGATTATATTGCAACAATTGCGGATGAATGTATTATTTTTAACGGAAATGACTTTTGTCAACCAAAACCTTTATCTAATAATTATTCTAATGATATTAAGGATAAGTATCAAGAATATTTTGAGAAATTATACAATAAATTCGGATTTTCGGATGGTATTACAGCTTGGAATATGATGAAAGATTTCTTAATAGATGGATTTTTAGCATTAGAAATTATATGGGATGATAAAAAACAAAATATAATATCATTTAATAGATTACGCCCGGATACATTAGTTCCTGCATATGAACCATCAATAGGTAATTTATGGATACAATTTCCAGAAGATCCACAATTAAGAAGAATATTTTTGGACTCTCAGTTAGTTTTCATATCATATTCTACACAAAACGATTTTAGTGAAACTTCATATATTGAAGGTTTAATCAAGCCATATAATCAGTTAAAAATATTGGAGCAAACAAGAATAATGTTTAACATTATTAACGCTACAGTATACCAGAAATTTACAATACCTACAAAGGGATTATCTAAACACAAAGCAGAAGAGCAAATTGGTCAATTAATTGCTAATTATTCAGAACATGTGGATTGGGATGATTCGTTGGGTACATTACATATAAATGGTAGTAAGCACTTACCGTTTAATAAACAAGTTTGGTTCCCAGAGGGAGATTTTGGTACTCCAAATATGGAATTAGTTTCCCCAACAGGAACAGATTTGAACGAAGAAACTACTTTGAAGTATTTCCTTAACGCCTTAAAAAGGGCATCACGTATACCACAGGGAAGATTTGATCATGAAGCAGGTGGTGGTAGTGTATTAACAATGGAATCAAATGATGTTAATAATGATGAACAAAAATTTGGTAATTTTATTGGTAGAATAAGAGCTAATTTCAGAGAAATCTTAACAAAACCTATGAAACTTCAAATGTGTATGGAATTTCCTGAATTGAAAGATGATGATATATTTATTAATCAGGTAGATATAGAATTTGCTAATAATCAAACAATCGAAGAATGGAAAAAAATTAGAACATATCAGAAGAAAATAGAGGCTGCTAATGCAATGCTATTATTTCTTAAAACTGATGGAACTCCTTATTTTCATCCAGAATTTTTAGTTAATACTGTATTGAAATTATCTCCATCTGAAATTGCCGAAAATAACAGCTATTGGTTAAAATCAAAAGAAGCAGGCGAAAAGGTTGTTAATGCGGCTGGAGAAAGTGTCGAGCCTGGTGGAATGGGTGGTGGTGAATCACAAGGCGGTGGTGCTGAAGGTCAAGGACAAGCACCGGCACAGGGACAAGCAGGAGCAGCTGGACAAGGACAAGCAGGAGCAGCTGGACAGGGACAAGCAGGAGCACCCGCAGCAGGGCAGGAACAAGGACCAACAAAGGAATTTGAATTCTAAATAAAAAAAAGAGAAACATTGTTTCTCTTTTTTTATTTCTTTTTCTTCTTAGGATTATCGACACCATATTTCTCTATTAAGGTATCTTTTATTTTCTCTCTTAGTTTAACATTCTGAATAGGATAATCTACTCCATAGTTTTCATTAAGAGATTTCTTTCTCTTATGCTCGGAACATTTCCTGCAATTATAGTCACCCCAATTCTTATTATCATATTTTAGATAATTTTTGTACATAACTTCTTTTTCTAAGCCACAATCATCACATTTGCATAAAATTTTGTAATGACTACCAGTAGATAACATACTCCATGGTATAGAGATAGTTTCTCCAATAGCTACATCAAATCCAGTTTCCTCGTAATAGGCGTAATTTGATTCATTTATTCTAACAACAACTTCTTTAGTGATTACCATATTCTTATATATCATTTATTATACCGTGTATTTTCCAAAAGTTTATTGGTTAACGATAAACAATACATCACTATAGGTAAATTAGGCTATATCTGAAGTTATATCTATACTGGTGTTCAATCGGGAACAACATAAACAATCCGTGGTTTATAGAATAGGCTTCATGATGTTGATATATATACTATAAAAATAAACAAAGCAAATGAAACCAATAATGATTATTGAGAATAACAGCACTCCACTGAGTTTGTTCGAAGAATTGGTTATTAAAGAAAAGAAAGTCGTTGTAATAGGCGGTATATTCACAGAATTCGATGTTAAAAATCGTAACGAAAGAGTATATACATCTGGCAAATTCCTTCCTTGTCTAGAAGAACTAAATGATAGAATAAGTAAAATGGGTGTTTATGGTGAATTTGACCATCCAGATGTTTTTGACACATCTTTAGCCAGAGCTTCGCATCTAGTTAAGGAAGCTGTTTACAACAAGGAATTCAACAGAGTTGAAGGTAAAATTCAATTGTTATCTACGCATTGGGGTAAGGAAGCAAGGGCATTACACGAAGATAATTGTCCTATATTCGTATCATCAAGAGCAGCAGGAGTTACCGAAAATGACGGTACTGTTACTCTAAAAAAATTATTCACTTATGACATTGTAGCTGATCCAGGATTTTCCTCAGCAAGAATGGGATGTATAAATGAATCATTAGGTTACAAATCTAATGACAACACTAACTTTAGGATATACGAAATGTCCGATGAGTCAAAAATTAACGAACTTTTCAACATGAACAAGAACGATTTCGTTACCAAAGAGCAGATGACTGATTACTCTAACTATCTAGTTAAAGAATTAGGAAAAACTAATAAATCTTTAACAGAAGCTCTTAAGAAAGGTAACATGGACCCTAAGAAATTAGAAAACCTTCTAGAGTATTATGAAGCATTAAACAACACTAACGCTCAAATGGTTAAATATTTAGATTATTTGGCTGAAACAGTTCAGGTAGTTGTAAATGACAACAAAAATTTAAGAGAAGTATCAGAAAAATTGATCGCTCACAATGACTACCTTGCGGAAAATCTTGAGAAGGCTATCAACTACACTGAATATCTTGCTGGAAGTGTTGATAAAACTATCGAATACACTGAATATATTGCAGAAAGCTTGGATAAAACTATTGCTTATGGTGAATATATCGCAGAACAATTAGATAAGAATATTGCTTATTCAGAATACATTGCTGAAAATCTAGATGCAACTATTGCTTATGGTGAATATATCGCAGAAAGCGTTGATAACACAATCGCTTATTCCGAGTATCTTGCTGAACATGTTGAAGGTAATATCGCTTATTCAGAGTACATTGCTGAACATTTGGATGAAAACATCGCTTATTCAGAATACATTGCAGAAAATCTAGATAAAAACATCGCCTATTCAGGTTTAATCTCTGAGAAATTAAATGGCAATAAGGTTAATGAAGAAGTTGCATCAGCAATACCAACACTTGAAGAGTGGGGATTCACTACCGAAGATGAAGTAGCTGAGGAAGAAGTTCCAGTAGCTGAAACTCCTGCTGACGAGACAACTCCAGTAGCGGAAACAGAAGAAACAACAGAAATACCAGTTGAAACTGAAATAGCTTCAATTGAAGATATTGCTGCCGAAGTTGATAACACACTTGATGCAATCACAGACATTCTTGATGCAGAAGTACCAGTTGAAGTTCCGGAATTTGTAGATACTGTTGATGCTGCAATCGAAGCACCAGTTGAAACACCTGAATTTGTAGCTCCTACACTTGAAGCACCAGCTTTTGTTGGTGAATCTGAAACAGAATTGACTGCAAGCATTAATTTATTAATTGCTGAGGCAACTAAGCGTAAGATAGTAGAAACTAGTGACCTTCACTTCTTGAAATTCTTAAACAAATCTCAGGTTGATAGTTATTATTCATTAACTAACGAAGAGCAAGAATTGGTTAAAATCCATATTAGTGAAAGAAGTTACTTCAATGCTAACGATGTATTAAGATTAATCCAAGAATCATTAGCTGTTAAGAACGAAAGTTTGGAAAACAGAGTGGTTAGATTAATGCCTGATAGCGTTAAAGCAGCATGGGAGAACATGAACGAATCAGCTAAAAAATCTATATTGTCTCAAGCAAGATTAGGTTATGATTTAACTAATGAAGGTTCTATTGAGCATTTCTGGTATACTAGAAACTTAAACAAAGTAGAAACTAAGAAATTAGTATCTCACGATTCTTTAATCCAAGAGGATAAGCTTTCTCAGAACGAGATTGACCTAATCATGGAAAGAATTAAAGGCTTAAAATAATTAAATTTTATTTTAATTAAAAAAGGACTCATATGAGTCCTTTTTTAATTAAAATAAATTAATAAACAATCCTCCTTGATTTAATAAGCATTATTAATTATAATACATATAGTAACAAATATGTAAGAGCAACACGGAACAATAAACAATCCGGAGGGCAAAAAGAAGAACGAAGTTATTTAATACATATAGTATAAAAAAAAAACGAAAAAAATTATGTCACACATTAGAATAGACAAAACAAAGGCGTTAAACAAATGGAGTCCAGTATTGGAAAATATGGGTATCCTAGACGCAGACAGACTTGATTGGATGTCAGAATATGCTGAGTTTCACTCAATAAATGAAAATGCTTACGCAAACGTATCTAATACCGCAGGTTTAGGTAACATCGTAGCTCCTTCACCATCAATCATCCCTGGTACTACAATCGGTACAAACTGGTCAAATACAGGTGTTGGTGGTTCTGGTGACTTAGGTCAAAACCTTTTACCAGTATCAATGAAAATTGCTGCTCAGACTATCGGTTTGGATTTAGTTGCTGTTAAGCCTTCTCCAGGTCCTAAGATGGACTTACTTTACATCGACTTCCAGTATGATGATTCTAACTTAGGTTCAACAGATGAAAGACCACAGATATTCAAGTTGGATTTCAGTGCAGGTTCTGCAGCTACTTACAGTCAGTTCACTACTGTTATTAATGCAGTATTGGCTACTTATTCAATCAACCTTACATCAGGTGGTTTAACTAAGAACGATGGTACTAACGCAAGAGTATTCACTACTATTAACGGTACATCATCTACAACAGTAAGTGCGCTTATGGCAGCACCTTATGCTACAGTAATCGGTGTAGCAGCTAACGCAGCTAACTCAGTTGGTGCTTACAAGTCAGTTGCATCTACAGTAGATCCACTTACAGCAGGTACATCATTAGGAAACATAGTTGAGTTCTTAGGTTATTCAAGAATCGATGGTTACCCAATGTTTAGAGCTTTCAGACAAGCTAACACAGCACAGACTAACTCATATCCTTACATTAACAATGCAACAGGAGCAGGTTCAGTATGGAGCTTTGACCAGACAAGAAATACATTCACATCAGTAGCTTCAATGGCTTCTCAGATAATCAGAGTTTTCGGACAAGATTTAGCTGGACAGTTCACAATATCATTGATTTCTGCTTTAGAAGATCACATCCCAGGATTTGTATCTAACTTCAGTGGTGGTGGTAAATATCCAATGGATAGAGCACAAGAAGAGAATGTTTACTCTGGACAAATCGGACCAAAGATTTCTTCTAAATCAATCGCAGTAGGTACAATCGAAGTATCTTCAGCTCTTAGAAGGACTGAAATTGAAGACATCAAGGCTAACACAGGTATGGACATCGTTCAGAAAATGGAAAGTATCCTTGTAAATGAATTGTCTCAAACAATTTCTAAACAAATCGTTTCAAAGATTTTTGAAATGGGTGGTATTAACAGAAACTCTGCACCTGCTTACGCTGGTACATTGACAAATATCGCTAACCAAACTATCTTCGACTTAGATACAGCTTACGTTGGTTCAGGTCCAGGTGGTGAAACTACACACGCAGTACAGAGAAAGTTGATCACTAAAATGGTTCACGCATCAAACTACCTTGCAACAGAAGGACGTGTTGGTCCAGCGCAGTTTGCTGTAACTAACGGAGCACTTGCTGCATCATTGATGGACATAGCTGGTTACACAATTAACCCTCTTAAATCTAAAATGAACAGTTCAGGACAGCTTTATCCAGTAGGACAAATTGGTGATATTCAGATATATGTTGACCCATATATGAAGTATAACGATAACAGAATAGTTATTGGTAGAAAGAATAACCCAGACCAGCCAGGTATCATTTTCGTACCTTACTTAATGGCTCAGTCAATAAGCATCATTTCAGAAGCTACATTCGCACCACGTATGTTGTTAAGAAGTAGATATGCAGTTGCCGAGGTGGGTTGGTATCCGCAGAAACAGTATATGACAATAGTTGTCAACGATGCTGCACAATATCTTAACTAATAAAAAGTTAAATATAATTAAAAAAGTTCTCCTTGTGGGAACTTTTTTAATTATATCTATATCATGAATATGAAGGAATATTACGTTTATGCTATATTAGATCCAAGAAACAAAAAGGAAATTATATTCAAGAATTACAAATTTGAGTTTGTTCCTTTTTATATTGGATATGGTAAAAATAACCGAATAAATGAACATCTAAATCATAAAAGAGAATTAACCAGAAAATGTCATAAATCTAGTATGATTATATCTTTACTTAATATCGGATTAACACCAATATTATTTAAGATTGAGGAAAATCTATCGTTTGAAGAAGCTAATAATTTGGAAATTGAATTAATTAATATAATTGGTAGATTAGATAAAAATACAGGTATATTAACTAACCACACAGATGGTGGAATGGGAACAAAAAATAAAATTTTATCACAAGAATCCAAAGATAAAATGTCAGCTTCGCATATTGGTATTCTACATACAGATGAATCAAAATTAAAAATGAGATTAAATAGATTAGGAACAAAAATGTCTGATAAAACAAAAGACAAATTATCTATAAGTAAATCAGGGAAAAGAAACGCTTTTTATGGTAAACATCATAATTTAGACACCTTATCCACTTGTAAGAAAGTTTATCAATTGGATAGAATTACGGGTGAGATTATTAAGCAGTATCCGTCTGTTATGGAAGCAGAAAGGGTGAATAATTTTAAGCATATACATGATGTGTGTAATGGTAAAAGAAAATCATCAGGTGGATTTAACTGGAAATATGTTAATTAACCTTATCTCTCCAGCGTATCATGCTAAATTGGCTTATTTGCCTTGGAAAATTACACCAACCATCTACTTTATTATGTGAAGCCATTTTCTTAAAAAAAGCAAATGCTAATGGATCATGGTTGTCGTTTTCCATTTCACCAATAATACGTGCTTGTTGTTCATCTATATCTTCGTCCACATATGTATAGATAACTTTTAATCTACCATTTGATTCTTCGTAGTTTATATCAGTTATTTTCCTTCTAGGAACTATACGTTTACTAGTAACTATATCATCAATTTCATATATAGGTTTTTCTCTACTAACTTCCTCATTAAATACCACATATTCTTTTAAGTATACCATAATACAAGTATATATAAAATTAAAATTAATTTTATATATACTTTAATGAAATACCTAAAAAGATTTAATGAAGATATTGAAAGTATTTATCCTTATTTTAAGGCAGATACATTAAAGACATTAAATACCTTCAAAAAAAGGGAAAAATATTGTAATGATACGTTGAAAAGAATAAGTTCTGGATCTTCCAGAGCAGTTTATCAATTAAATGATACAATGGTTCTTAAATTGGCTAAAAATACTAAAGGGTTGGAACAAAATTGTAATGAACAAGAAGAATGGTTACAAAAACAATATGGAGCTATTTTAACTAAATTTTACTATAAATATTATGATGAAACATTAGATGATTATATATGGATAATTTCCGAATATGCCAAAGGAATAACTAAACAAAGATTTCAGGAAATTATTGGAGTACCTTTTGATGATTATGTTCATTATATAAGTGAAAGATACTATGGTAACAGAGGCAACAGTGCCCTTGCTAAGACACATAAAAATTATTTATCACCAGAAATTATTAAATCAATAGAGGCAGAATACGATAGAGACAATTTTATTGAAACTGTATGTGGTATTATCGCAGATAATGATTTACATGTTGGTGATTTATCCAGAATTGGTAGTTATGGTGAAGTTATAAGAGAGGGTTATCCCACTGTAGTTATTAGAGATTATGGTGCAACTGATGGTTATTTTGAAAAATAATTTAATATATAATAAAAACAAATTAAGATGGCTGTACCGTATTTACATATAAACTCAATGTCCTATACTTCTAGTGTAGTAACTATAAATTTAGACTATTCTTATTTAAGAGGTGGTGGATCATTCAGTATAGATGGATTTTCACAATCATTGTATTATTCTGCAACTAATTCATATGGTTCCAGAATTACTACTACATATTCTATTGGATTATCAGCATCTACTACATATAATTTAGTATTTTCTTTTATAAAAGGACCTATGATAAATTATCCGTTAAATCAGCCTAGTATTACTGGTGTAACACAAGGATCATATGCAGTTGGTGGATATGCTTATAATATCGGATTTCAACCAGTATCACCGGTTGTTATAGTTTATGAAACAAATAGACAATTATTAAAATATACTTTTACAACTACCTCTTAAATTAAAAATAAACGAAGGTTTAATAAAAACCAATATTAAAACTTAATATATAAATTATAAAATTAAAAAATAAATATGTCAAGACCTTATATCAATATCAATTCTGCTAGTTATGCATGCCCAACTTTAAGCCTAAATATGACTTTCTATAAGTTAAGAGGTGGTGGAACAATGTCCATAACAGGATTTTCCAATTCTATTTCTTTTTATGAGAATCACAGCAATTCGGATGGTGTTGTAGGTTTGTCTTATGAAATAAATACAGTTACTACTGGTTCATTAGGAACTTCATCGACTACTACATTCACACAACCAACATTGGTAGTTACGTATGGTGGTACAGTTTCGACAACAACTAACGTAGCTTATCAGCTACAAGGACAGTATATAACTGCTGTATCTGGAGTTACTGCTGTTGGTCCAACATTGTCTGTTTATCTTTCATCTTTGGTATCTGCTTTCTCATTCACAGGTAGTAATTTAGGATTCTCTGCTGTTGCTAATGCAACTAAAATAACATTTACTGCTCCTACCAATACAGGTAACCAATACAATGGATACACAGTAAGTGGTCCAATAGCAATTGGTGCTTCATCATTCACATATTCAACAGGTAATTTGTTCGCTGGTGGTGCAAATACATATGCTTTGGTATTAACTTATCCTAAATTAGGTGGATATGATACATTATCATTCACTGTATAATAACTAATATAAAATTAAAAAACCTTCTCTGATAAGAGAAGGTTTTTTAAGTAAATATATTTAATATATAATAAAAATCGTTAAAACACATGAAATATATAAAAATATTTGAAAATGCGCCTGTTATAGGTAATAGTATGGTTCAATTTACTTCTAAAAACGAAAAATTAGATCAGGTTAGAAATGAAATTAATGCTATGCTATCTAGTATGTCTGATAAACAAATTGGTTATAACTACGCTACGGGTAGCAAAGGAATATATTTTACTAATGCTGCGGGTGAATTAGTAGACGAAAGTGGATATGGTTGTACTACATATAGTGAATTATTATCAAATCTAGAGTCTATATTATATACTATTAAGAATATTAATAATCCAATGGGAACAACAGAAGCTCCAATAGAAGTTTTGCCTGCTGAACAGCCTACTAATGATATAGTACCTGCTCCACAACCTCCTCAACCACAGATTCCAGAGGCAGTACCTACTGCAGGACCGGTTGCACAGGGACCGAGATTGCCTCAAGCACAAGAAGAACTTTCTGTTTCTAGTTTTGAAAGTTTCAGGAAATCACTCTAAGATTTTATCTATCCTTATTTGACGAAGCCAAGGTTTGGCGGACTTTAGTAAGAAATCATATACTCTATGTTGAGAATTATTATGTGTATTTGATCTAGATGTGATAAATACTGGCTGTATATCGGTATTAAATAAATACGAATAATCTATATCAGTTACAAAAGCTCCTTTATTTACTCTATTCATGTATATTTTTTCATGGGTAGAGTAACTTATATAACCCCATTTAGGTTTTACTTTCTCTTTCTTGATTTCTTTAACCCAATTAAGTGAATAATCACCTGTTATGCCAGATACAGTATAATTTATCTTCAATATCATTTTATAACTTGGTTTTTAATAGAAGTATAACTACCATTTCGGTAGAATACTTCCTTTTTGTTATATACAAAATTATCTTGTGTTAAATCCGTCTTTATAGGTACGGCTTTACTGAAATCTACGACACTATGTTTAGATAAATCTTTCCGTGGTTCACTACTTAGTATCTTATGTTTCTTAATTAGCCCATAAACGTATTCTGAGTGCCCTAAATTCAATTCATTTACATATCCAATAGTCATATGAAACCCAAAATAGGGTTCTTTGGTAAGTCCCAAACTCTGTCTAATCAACTCTGCTTCAGGACAATGCACTCTTAACCACCAGTGTTTAGTATTTGTTCTTGGTTCTAATTCGTAATAGAAAATTATTTCTTTATTTTCGAATAATTTAGAAGCTTCCTCAAACATTTCAGTATTAACTCTATCTGATATTATTGTAATATGCGCGCCTCTTAATACATTTTTAACAAAATTAAGTCCAAATCTATTTGTTAGAAACCAGGCATAGTATTCATCAAGATCACATTTTAATGTAATCATTGCAACTTTTTTCCAATCTTGGACTTCGTGTTTTTTAGTTTTATTTTCAGGCTGAAATTTAAGTCTGCCTTTCATTTTTATAACCATTTCAGATTGTTCGTTTGTTTAATAAGAGTTACAAAGATACGACTTTTTATTGAAAATAAGAAATAATATTTTTAATAATTTATTTTAATATATATTCTTACAAAAAAAATAAGAAATATGGAAAATTTAATTAAAAACACGAATAATTTAGCAAAGGAAGATATTGCTGCTTTAAGAGAAAAATTTATTACAGAATATTCACGTAATAAAGGATGGAATTGTACAAAATTAACACCTAACCAAATGATTGAAATTGTAGAACAATCAGGTTATAGGAGTCCGGGAATCATATTGGGATAATAACTTGAAACTTTTGTATTTTTATTTGTATAAAAATAAAAATCGAATGGATTTACAAAATATTCCTAAAATAACATATGTTATTGCATACAAACACAAACCAGATAGACTAGCTAATTTAAGAAGAGTACTAGAATGGTTAGCCCCCTTTCAGGGCTTGGAAATTGTTCTTGTTGAGCAAGATTCCGTATCAAAAATATCAGAATTGAATTTAAGATTAAAGCACATCTTTATTAAGAGCGATATGCCTTTTAATAAAGCATGGGCTTTTAATGTTGCTACTAAATACATAACAACACCAGTAATTATATTTGGCGATTCGGATTTAATAATGAATCCAAATGATTTTATACGTTGTGTGCAATTATTAGACAATTATGATGTTGTTAATCCTTATAATTCAGTTATAGATTTAACTGCTCAAGAATCACAGATGGATATTAATTCTATTCTTAATATCAATAGAATTGGTCGTGGAGATGCAGCAGATGATATTCAAAAAGTACCATTGTGTGGTGGTATAATTATGTTTAAGAAAGAAGCTTTAATTAAAATTGGTGGATGGAATGAAGACTTTATAGGATGGGGAGCGGAAGATGATATGCAATCACTAAAAGTAAAAATGTTACTAACTTATACTACAATTCCAAGTAAATGTTATCATTTATATCATGAAAAGGCACAACTTGATATGAAATTGTATAAAAGGAATTTAGACATTTTTAATCATTTTAAGAATGTGAATAGTGATCAAATGCAAAATCACATAAACATGTCACTGCCTAAAATTGGCGCCATAAATAAATACACAGTATAATAAAAAAAAGGAAGCAAATTTGCTTCCTTTTTTTTTTTATTAAAAATCGTTAAATCTTTTTAAGTATTTTAGGCTTTCCGCCAATGATTTTTCTTGATCTAATTTAGCATTAGAAGGATCTGATTTAGTTCCTTTCTTTTGATTCATATTATCCGCTAAATCACTTTCGGGTTCTAATTTCTTATTAGTTCCTTTTAATTTAGTAGTAGTAGACATATCATTTGATAAAGATTTCTCTCCGTCCATTTTCTTTTTAGCTGATCCTTTAGTATTCTTAACAGGCATATCAGCTAAAAAATCTTCGCCGTCTAATTTCTTATTAGATGGGTCAGTATTTGCTTTTTTGAACTTTGGATCTTCTGATAATGAATTTTCAGCATCCAGAGCTTTACTTTTTTTTGGTTGAATTATTTCCTGTTTCTTTAATTTAGAAAGATTCTGTTGCTTATTTAATGGTAAATGTTTCATATAATTTATATATTAATAAAAAAATCCATGTTTTGTACTACACCTATTTTTAATATATACATAAATCTTAATTATACACTGTGGCTGATAAAAAATACAAAATATATCAAATTGTTCCCGAAATAATTCCTAGAATGGTACAAACTGTTGCAGGTTCTCTTTATGACGGAAATGGTAATCTATTAAGTGTTATAGGAACTGGTGGTGGCACTGGAAGTGGTGGTGCTGCTTCCGGACCTCAAGGTTCTCAAGGCTCTCCTGGCTCGCCAGGATC